CCTGTTGCACTGCCGGCTGCTTCTGTTGCACTACTCTTCGCTCTATCTGCATATCCACTAGCTTCTGTTACTGACTGGTTTATTAAAGTTATTGCATCATCTGCCTGCTGCCTCAGTGTTTCCTGCATACCTGATATCTCATTCTGATACTCCTCTAGAGCTGTTGCTTTCTCGGTAAATCCGCTTTCCATAGCAGATATATTCCTCTCTGCGTTCTCCGAAAGTGTCTTGTACTGTTCTGCCTGGTTGCAATAGTCTTCTGCCTGAGCAACCTTCTGCACCAATGATTTGTATTCATTTTGAGATTCAATGATATTTTGGTCCAGAATCTTGTTATATACATAGATTACAAACTCCGGCGAAGTAATAACTGCCCCATCCTGCATAGACAACTCTATCTGTCCAATACATTCGCCCAACACATTAATAGTCTGTGTCGTGACTTCGTACTGTATCTCAGAGCCATCTATTACACAATCGTTGTAGCAAACTTTACCATCTGGCTTCACGATGCTTACTGCCGCCACTAATACATCCGACAAGTCGTATATCTTTCCGCTCTGCATAAGTGTAAAATGCAAGCTTCTTGTCTTTGTATCTCCCTGTCTTACAGAAATGCGTGGGCGTGTCCGTTCATGATCCAGGTCAAGTCGCATATTATTTACGATATTATTCCTCATAGATAACCTCCTTCGCCCTCATTATATAAAAAAGAAATAGGGGATTTCTCCCCTATTTCGTCTTCTTTTTTGACCATTCTTCGATTTTTTTATTTGCTTCTGCATTCGTATATCCAAGGTGCATATAAATTGAAATAAGCAGATTCTTCATATCAGCATATTTACCTTTTTCCTTTGCCTTAAGGTATTTCTTTTTATATTCTCTTGTTACAACTCCACTGATATCTTTATTTTCTTTCCCGCCTTTACTTTTCGCTTCACTTATGTAGTCAAAGATAGCATCTCTGGCTGCTCCCTTGTTTATAGAATTGTCAATTGCATCATATAGCCTTTGATATGTTTCACCGTAGTTCCACTCTTCCAGGGTACACCATATCTCCTCATCACTCTGTCCGGCTTTTTCTTTAAGGAACTTTTTAGCTTCTTTCTCTGATATGTCACCGGCAAGGTAACCATCCTTTATCTCTTTTTTCACCTTGGATGTAATCTCTTTTTGCTCCAGTCCCTTTTCTTTCAGTTCTCCTTCTATCTCTTTATATGCTGCGTTATCTCCGGAAAGGTATGCGTCCAGCATTCTCTCATACTGCCTGCTATTCTTTCTCTTGATTCCTCCCAGATATTTTCCGGTGGTGGTATTATAAAGAGCTTTGAAGTCTCTCTCCACATTATAAATTGGAATTCCAGTTATTAAAGAAACTCCATTCACGAACGGCTCTGCCGCTTCTAACCAGGTATGTTTTTCCCGGTAGTCTGCATCTGTTGCATATTTCTGTATGCTTACCGCGCCTGCATACAGTTTCGACAATCCCTGCATGTCCAATCTGTTTATATCATATCCCTGCACAACCGAAAGTACATCTTTAATGTATGGGATTAGCTGTACTGGATTCAGATTATCTATTACATTATCTTTGTAATCAGCAAGCCATCTCTCCCAATATGTAGTATCATCGTCCTTCTTATCTCTAAGTGCATCCACGAATGACTGTGCTGCTGCATTCACAACATTCGTAATAATATAGGCTTTCAATGTCTGCTTAAAAAATCTTTTACTTCCTGCATTCCACTTACCCGGCATCTCATACCAGTCTCTTATTGCATTTGCTAACATATTATAAGATTTTGTCGGCTCTGCCATGAAGGACGTTGCCATTTTATGCAAACCATTGTTGCTCCTCATGATTTGCGACCTGTGAAGCACGGAATCTACTACCTGTGTCTGGTCGATAAGCTCATCATATCTATCTACACACAATTCTGTGAATTCATCAGAACTGATATCCACATCCGGATGTAATGCTTTTGTTTCCAGCTTTACTGCATTCCACAATACGCCCCATGTTGTATCATCCAGTTTCTGAGCAACTTTCATAGATATATCTTGCAATCCCTCTTTAACAGTATGCTGCGCCGTAATAACCTCTTTCATGGATTGACCTATGGATGTTTCAAAATATCCCCAGGACTTCCATTTTGCAATAGGTACTTTTTCCTGTACCTCTCGCACTTTCGGAAGCTTAGTAAATGCTTTCATAAGATACTTCGTATCCATTACTGCCATTGCCCGGAAATAAGCCGTTGGCTGCTGTATTGCTACTCTTATGTTTGCCGCCACCGATGCTGCTTTCATGTTTCCGACCAGTCCATCAATGAATTTGACCTGTACATCTCCCGTTCCTTCTGCATTGATATCCTGCACCAATTTCTTGAAATACTCCTGATATTCTTTTCCATAGGCTCTCTCTATCTGCGCCTTGACAGATGTTTTTGACTCCAGAATATCTAATACTTCATCCTCTGTCATGTGGTCGTCCAGCCCCGCTTTTTGTCTGTAATTAAACCACTTCATTGCATCTGATAATGCTGCTGTATAGCTTCCATAACTTGCCATATCTGTTACATGTTTTGTAAATACATCAAAGATATCATCCACCACGATAGCATTTCTCGCATTTTTCATGGTTTTCTTGGTAAATCCCTGATTCTTTACTCCCCAGTATGAAGTCTGGTCCTTTGTATCTACAGTATTTCCGGATGTCTTGATAGGATAATAATGCTGTCCGCCGAATCTTCTGTATCCATACATCTGCATTGTGGTAGCATTACCCCATGCGGAGCATCTATTCTGCATAAACTGCTGCATAGAATCCGCCACTTTCTTCTGCTCCGGAGTAAGCTCCTCACATATCTTTCCTACCTCATATTCAGTAAGCCGGATTCCCTCAGAATTCCGATATACCTTTGTTCCAGCTTTGGTTGTTGTTATCACTCCTCCATACTTGATATGTTCTTTTGCCTGATCCCGGTTCTTAAGTTCATACAGCCCCATCATCTGTGCTGTTGTCATCCGCAACTTTTTATTGCCAAAATCAAACTCATGAACTTCCGCATCCCTTCCGGTCCACTTCTTCATTTCAGACTTTAACTGTTTTTCGGTAAGTCCACATTCCTCAGCAATCTTTCCAAACTGAGACTGCATATAATCCTGTGCTTCTGCGATTTTTATTATTCTGTTATTCAGCCCTTTTCTTAATCCATTGTAGATACTTAGTGCTGAATCTCCTAGGCGGTAAAAATACGACCTTGGGTCTAACATATTGGCATCCAGCATATTTTCTGCTTTGTTAATTGCCTTTCCCCTTAAAGTATCATTATTCCATACTTTCTTATCTTTCTTGGACTTCAGTTCTTCAATCGTGTTATCTCCAAGTTCTTCCACGTTCTGTGTACGTTCATTTACATATAACTGATTTACACTGGTGATGGCTCTCTTTAATCCGGATACCAGTCTGTCCAGATATCTCAAGCCATTCATATCCATGTCCGAAATTCGTACACCCTCATTATTGTTCAGGAAATCTGAAATATCATCCAGCAGTGAGCTTGTCTTCCGGTCTCCTGAATTGCCATCCATAAGAGCATTATAAATATCCTCATAATCTCCAGCAATGGCTTCTCTCTCGCTTGATAACTTAAGCTGCATCTGGCTTAAAGCATTGTACCATTTCAGTGAATCAACACTATTTGGATTTGTCCGGTCTGTTGTGAAATCTATCGCATCAATAAAATCCACAACCATTTTCTTTAATGCATCCGGCACATGATTCTTATCTGTATTCTGATTAAATGCAGTTACAATTCCCTGTGCATTTTTTCTAATACGTTCCCGGTATCTTCTCCGCTCCTCAATATTTCTCTTCGCCGTACGGTTCTCTGACTGTGCCGCTTTCAGCTTCATATACTTATCGTTGCTCTGCTGTTTCACCTTTGCCAGCTTTGCTTCGTATGACTTTATTTTCTTTCTGATTTCCGTTTCTGCCTTTGCATCACGATAGGCCATAGCCGAGCTGAGTTCTCTTCTCTGTTCATCCAAAGCCCTTTCATATTTCTGTTTCAGGCTGTCTCGTCTGGTCTTTTCCTGCTCTTTCAGTTTTTCGAATCTTTCACGGTATTCTGCATTCAGATTCTTTCTGTATTCCTGCTGCTTTACAATCAGCTTCTGGGTTTCCGCCAGCACCTTTTTATTTGCTGTATCCGTGCTCTGCTCTACAAAGAATCTCCGGTAAATGTCTAATGCAAGGTCATATGCTGCCTGCTGCTTATTCATTCCAAAGATATTATGCTTTGCCGGTTTCATCTCATTCATAGCATCAATCAATGCTATTGGCTGGTCATTCACTGCAGTATCCATATCCAATATATAATTGGAACTCTGGCATAGCTCATCCCATAAGGAATCCAGGTACATACCATCTTCTGAGAAAGTAACGTTTCCGAAATTCATCTTCCGGAATTTATCATAGCTGTCATAATAATGTGCTACTTCTTTCTTCTGGGCTTCATTCAATCTGATTTTCTGCCCTTTCAATGTTTTACGGAAAGAGTTATACACATCTGCTTCCACACTATCCACATCTGTACTTTCTTCGATAACCGGCATAGCAATTTCCTGTACGATTCTTACCATATCCTCATACGAAACATTCTTTGTATCTTTTAAATACGCAAATACCTTAGTCAGATTATCAGCCAGTTCTTTGGCATTATAGGTACTCTTGTATTCCTGCTTTACCTCGGATGCTATCTTACGCATCGTTTTATCGTCAATGCTCACATTTTCAAGTGCTTTAAAGCCATCCTCAATAATAGAGCCCATTTCTTTTTCTGTATCAGAATACTCTTCGTCCAGGATTTCCATTAGGTCTTCGTCAATATCTATCGAGTATCTCTTCGCTGGGTTATCTGTAATACTTTTGCCATTATCTGTTCTTCTGCTTCCAATGTATTGTTCAGATATACTTCTTTCGGTATCTTGTACGCGAACCGAATCAGTTCTACCACTTCTTCGTCCGTTTTCAATGCGTTGGTTATTCCAACTATTATGTTTGTATCTACTCCACAAAAATCCAATCCCTTTATCAAATCCTTCATTGGTTCTGTAATTTTTCTTGAACCTGCCACTATTCATTACCTCCTCTATATCGTCATGATATAATTCTACGTCGTACTGTGCCAGCACTTTGAACTTATTTGCGTTCTTATCAGTCACCTTATACAGATAAAAATACTTGTCCGAAAATGCAGGATTGATTTTTCTGCTTATAAAATCTTTACTGTAATTATTTTTCTCTACTTCTGATGCAAGTATAGCATATTCCCTTTTGCTAATGTAAACTTCTTTACTATTTTTTAAGATTGCATCTACATCAATAGAAAATACTGTATCCTGTTCAACTGCGGCTCTATTTATAACTTCCTTTCTACTAGCTTCATTATCTGTTTTATATTCATACGCTTTAATTCCCGCCTGTTTCAGTTTGTCTTTGGTCTTTTCTGAAATGCTATCCGGAATTACAACTGCTGCAACCTCATCGAATCCTACAGCTCTTTGTGGTTTTCCTTCAAAGTACTTTACCGGAATATCTTTAAGGATTGTTCCCAAACGCACAATATCATTCGCTATGTTGCTCGAAATATTTTTATAATATTTCTGCATGCTTTTTTGTATCTTTTCCGGCTTTAAACCTCCCTTTACTGCCTCAATAATATTTCTCCCTGCTATATCTCGGTCAAAAAAAGAATTATCAGAAATAGTTTTATTATTATCCACAATTTCGCTTACAATCTTTTGGTATAATTCTCTTGATTCACTATAGATTTCATCTACCTGCTCTGGCGTCAAATCAAGTAATCTTCCCTCCTGTTTCTTTATATCCTCTATGCTCTTAAAGTCTTTTGATACTGCTGCTCTTACCTCTCCTATTCCTGGTATAAGTGAACCCTCTTCATTCTTAACACCAACACTTTTCATTGCTTTTACAATGTTTTCAATATTGTAATCATCATGTAATGCCTCGAAGCTTCTCAAATTTCCACTGGCTGTATAATATTCTTTTCCATTATATATTCCTGCTTTTCCAATAACTGGTTCTGCTAATTCCAATGTATATAGCTCAAAAGCATCCTGATTATCCCTAATTGTATTATTAACGCCATCTGTATATGAGTATCTGTCCTCTATTGGTTTTGCTTTTCCCTGTGCAATATCAATATAGGTCTGATACTGTTCTTTTAATATATTGTAAATTTCTTTATCACTTTCCATATCTGACAGATTGTCGTTAATTTTTGTAGCCCACTTTTCGCCCAATGCTTTTAATGAGGTTTTTTCTCTTATTGTGTCAAGTAATCCCTCTCTCACTTTTTTATCATATACCAGTTTATCTACCGTTATATTTTCATTGTTAAGATATTCTTTAACCGCACCTCGCCCCATAAATGATGGTTCTGCAGTTGGCATTCTTAAAACCGGCTCCACCTTCAGATTATTTTCCCTTATAAATCTTTCTTTTACTTCCATCATTTCACTTAATTTCATTGCTGCCGTTTTCAAATCATTTCCATTAAAGGCATTTGCATCAATATAGTTTGCGGAAGTCCCTATTCGTTCTGCCAATTTGCTCAATTCCTCTTCATTTACTTTATAATCAACTCTAGGAAATCTTGCTGTATAAGCATCTGCGCCAAATACTCTATTATCCTTATTTTTCGGGTCTACAGTTTCCTTCTTAAATAGTACAGAAATATCTCCGTATCCACTATGTCCAATCTGTTTTTTTGTAATTGCGATAGATGGCATTGGAAATCCACCAAGTTCTAGTGCTTTATTCAAGTTATCTTCTTTCAAATTATGCACTGCAATCAGGTCTTTTCCCTCTTCCATGTTCACATCTAGTGAAAATGTTTTTTCCGAATCAATATCCAGTGTCTCAGGTCCACCCAGTTCCATATATTTTTCAGCCGGTATAACTTTTATGGTATAATGTTCGCCCTCTTCTGCCGTTACATTTTCCCGCTTATAATTTTCCTGCGCCTTTGTCAATTCACCCAAAAACATATCTCTTATCCTTTGTGCTTCTTCTGCATCTGCTCTCAGTGCTTTCTTTGCTGTGCTGGATAATACATGCTCATTCAGGTATGATGTGATTTTGTCGTAAACTCCCTTGAAGAAGTCAGCAATCGTCTTGAGAATGCTCTTGTGCTCACTCTCTGTCATATTCTCTGACATATATTTAGAAAACGCTTCCACTCCCTTCTGGTCAGCAAACAGTCCTGCTACATAGTCAAATACATACTCATTGGCAGAATCCTCATAAGTTTTTCCTTTCTCTACCGTCTTGTACACCTTATGATACTGTTCGATTGTATTTGTAAGATATGCTGCTCCTTCTTTTGTTGTAACATAGTCCAATACAGTATCTACCACTTTCTGCATACCTTCATGATTATATGCTTCAGAGAATTCACCCAGTTCATGCACAAGCGTTGTATACTCATTCGTATCCGTTCCTTTTCCGGTTTTCTTTGCCAGTGCAATCCTTGATAATGCCTTCTGGAAGTTACCATTTTCTCCGTGCTCCAATTCATCATTCAATTCAATATCAAGCCCTGTTTTCTTTGCTACCATTTCCACAACCGATTTCATGCGATTGTCAGATTTATCCAGTCTGTTATCGATTACAGAGCCGGTTCCCATCTTCACAGCCTGCTGCACATTGGAATTCTGTGATAACGGACTTCTGCTGTTTTCTCCGAGATAATACATTTCCAGCAATGTTGATGGTGACATTTCACTTACAATTCTTGCATTTATCGGATTATTCATAATACTTTCATATGACGTTTTACCCAGTTTTCCGGCATTGTAAAATACGGCTGCTGACTCCAGGTATGTAGGCATACTTTCCCCATTGTAATTTTCAATAACCGCATTGGCAGCCTTGGTGTCATCAAATGTTGCAGCAAAATTATATAGATTTCTCATGGTAGGATTATTTATTTCCACCGTCTTATAGTCCACAATGCTTCCATCTGACAGCTTCACCATGGTTTTCTCCGGTGTACTCTCCGCTATCTCCACTACAATATTTTGTTTTCCGGTATTCTTATTTACTGCCTCTGTTACTCCGGTCTGATTCCGGCTATACTGTTGCACCGGTGCAACTTTCTGATTTTCTGCAGTAATACCTTCTACATTTACCATTCTGTCTGCTACGTTATTTGTAGTATTCTCTTCCTTTGTGGTACTGGTATCTACAGTATCATTTATCAGCTTCTGAGCCTGCTGCTGTGCCTGTTCCTGTTCAGCTCCTTTTCTGACAAATCCCTCTGTTATAACCTTGTCCAGATTTACGTCTTCACTTTTTGCCATAGATTCAATAATTTGGCTCATCTGCGAATCTGTAATATTATCCGTTTTTACTGTATCCGCAATCTGCTTTGCAGTAGAATTCTCCGGCATCTGCTCTGCTGTTTTCAGGATAGTGTCTCTCATTGTATTATCCTGATTAATTGTTTTTCCCATTTTATGATACTGTACAGAGTTCACAGTGTTTGCAACTCCACCAAATACAGCGCCGGAAATAGCACCGGCTACAAAGTCCTGCCCTACCTGGTTCCAGAACTGCTCATTAGCCGCTGTTTTTGCTTCGTCTTCTGACATTCCATTTTTCATATATTCCTTTACATTTGTGCTATATTCAGATAATCCGCCATTAATCATGCGGTCTGCTGCTTCATCTGCAAAATCGGTAAATACTTCCTCACTGCCCTCGATTCCAGACTGGGCAGCCCAATCCAATATCTTTTTCTTAAATGTAGTTTTGGTTGGATTCTCCGCCATGCCATATAAATGGTCTAAGCTCAGCTTTTCAAATCCTGCCTCTGCTGCTGCATTGGCAATTCCAATAGCTGCCGCTTTATTCGTGTCTACACCACGCTCGGATGCATCCACATATGCCTGGGAGCCGGCACTTGCCGCCATGATTCCAAGAGAAACCGGTTCACTTCCTGTTGCCATGGCTGCGGCCGAATCTGCCATACTCATTCCAACATCGTATACGAACTTTCCTATTGTGGAATCAATGTCATTTGATACTGCTTCTCTTTTTCGGTTTCTCGACTGTGTGAAGCGAGCGGAATACGGGTCATAAGGTGTATAGGCTTCATCTCCTCCGAAATAGTTCTTTGCCGAATGACCCAACTGGTCTACAAAGTCCGCTCCGGAAAGCAATGAATCACCTACAGACGTAACAGACTCCTTTGCATTAATGAGGAATCCTTTTAATCCTTCCTGCTTTGTTTCCTCTTCCAGTTCTCTCCGTTTCTTTGTATCAATCTGGCGATTATGAATCCAGGAATAGTATTCTTCCATATCATCAGCGTTGATTCCCTGACTTTCCAGGTTTTCTTTTGCGCTGTTATATGCCTTTTCTAATTCGAATGGGTCTCTGCTTCCAATTGTATCTCTTATAGCCTGTTCCTGCTCTGTTGCTTCCTCTTCGTCATGGTCTGTAATATACATCTGCATGACAGCCTGTTCCTGCTCCGGAGTGAGATTTGCATAATCCTCTGACCATTTCTTGATTGCTTTCTGGTTTTTTCTTACGCTCTGCTCATTCTCGTACTTGTCAATTGCTGAATTACCTTCCAGTGCATCATGCTCTTCTGCAGACATGGTTTCTCCAGTCAATCTATTCCTGTATCCTGCGAGTTTTGTATCTTTGGTAATGTTTCTTGCAAGCACTGGATTCTCAAAACTACCGTATACCGGTTCATAATTCTTAAGCTTATCTTTATTTCCTTCTTTTTCATCCTTCGCACTTGTAATCTTTGCTGATAATTCTTCATCAGAAATGCTTGCAAGCTCCGGGTCAGATAAACTCTGATAATACTTGTCTATGTAATCTGCGTATTCCTTCGCTGTCTCAGGTTCCTTCTCCGGCATCCAGGAAGTGTCCGCCTGCTGCTGTAATGCCTCCTCAATTGCACGTTTTTTTGCACCCTTGAAGGAACTTACTGCCGCCCCCTGCTTTCCTGTGATATTTGATGCTGCTTTTGCATTCTCATAATCTTCCACCGTCATAGTTTCTCCGGTTGTTCTATTTCTATAGCCTGCAAGTTTTGTATCTTTTCCGATATTTCTAGTGGTTGTTGGACTGTCAAAGCTACCATATACCGGCTCATATCCTTCTAATTTCTTTTTGTTTTCTCTTTCCCTCTTTGCAATATCTAATGCTCCCTGCAGGGCACTTCCATTCCTTGACATTGCTTTTGTCGTAGTATTTACCGTATTTCTTGCCTTTTCTAATGCATAGTCCATTGCTTTGCTTCTTTTTGAATTAATTGTATTCTTTGAGAAATTCGCTGTGCCCAACGCAATTGCGCTTTCTCTGTTGCTCTGCGCTCTCTCTATTTTCTGCTGCTTCAGTTCTTTTAAACGTTCCATTCTAGATTCATAGGTTGGATTATCCGACGTTGCATCACTATTATATTCTGCCTGTCTTTTCTCTTCTTTTAATTCAGCAAGCCGATTCATTCTTTTTTCGTATTTTTTCATAGCTGGTCTCCTTTAATAATGTAATCCATACTGTCTCATCCATGTATCGTGGAGAATGCTCCATGTGCTCTCATCAATTTTTCCTTTACCGAAAAGCTCGTCCAGATATGCTCCGCCTCTCGCACTTCCTCTTGAGATTGCTTCATTTAGATATTCTGTTTTCTTGTCTTCTGATATTGGTATTCTTTTAGAAGTATCAGTGGTTTTACCACTCTTGCTTCCGCTATTTGATTTCTTACTTCCACCGGATCCACTACTTGCCGCTTTTGCTTGTGATAAAGCATACTGTTTCGCCCACTGGTCATCCGCTACCTGGTCTCTTAGCTTCTGGTAATCGAACTGCTGCTGCCACTGGTCATCTGCTACATTATCTCTGTCTACTTGATAATTGTAATCATTGAGATACTTATCATTTGTCTGTGAATTCTGAAGCGCATTGAATAAATAATCACGGTCATTCTGCCAGTTACTAACTCTCTGCTGATATTCTCCAAAATCATTACCATGAAGGATGTTATAGGCATTCAGTGCGTTGCTGGTATCATTCTGCCAGTTCTGGTATCTGTCCTGATACTGTCCATACGCTCTATCTTCCGCCTGTCCCAGTGCAGAATACTCATTATACATATTGGTGAGGTCTGTATTGTATTTATCTAATACCTGTCCATAAAGATCCGGAATAATATCATTCAGCTTTCCAAGATATGCCTGGTATGCCTGAGAGCCTGCTGTTGCTCCATAACTATTGCCATATCCTCCGGATAATGCTGCTGCCTGTGATGTTGTATCAAGCATTGCTTGTTTTCCCAGATTAGCATACTGCTCCTTATACTGTTGGTATAATGGGTCTGCATTGAAATCGTATGAAAATGGCTTCTTATTCTGAATTCTATTCAATATCGTGTCGATTGCACCCTGATACTTGCTGTTATAGTCACCCGGCTTTGCATTCTGTGTATCTGTATAATTTTTATAAGCATCCTGCACATTCTGCGATTCCTGATAGTCACCCACCTTATTATTCAGATGATTATCAAGATTCGTCTGTGCTGTTCGTGTCCCGTCAGATATTACTTCCTCCCAGTTTTTATGATTCCCCATTGTCCTTACCTCCTATTGATTCTTCTATTGCCGATATCCTTGCATCTACCTGATTTAATGAATAATTCAGTGTATCAGAAAGATTGTATAGAAAGCTCTTTAAGCTCTCTATATTCTGTTCATTTGACATGTTCTCTATATCTACATTTGGATAATCAAATTTAGCCACTTACTGCACTTCCTTCCTGTATCATTTGTGCTATTGAATATACTTTAACTGCGCCTTTTCCGGATAATCTTAGTTTAAAATGGTCGCATCGTTTTATTCGAACCGGCACCTGGTATGACCGTTTTTTTGTTCCTGTATATTCCATTACCTTTTGCCAGTTTTCCGAATCATACATTATCTCTATCTTGAAATATGCATCTGCTTCTATCTCAAGCCGGATAACCAGCTCTCTGATATATTTGTTATAAATAGAGTCAAGACCCATATCTCCTGTCACTGCATACCATTCCTGATTTTCTTCTTCCTCTCCAACTGGAATTGCTCCAGGATACCACTCTCCCGGATACATATACTGTTCTCCAAACCGATCATCCATCGGAGCTATTGGCATAAATATTTGTTCGTAATTAATTACCCAGATAGAGTTATTCTTATCTAAGAAATACAGTCCGCCATCTGAATATGCAAAGGCTTTCTTAATACCTTCATCTTCCTTTGTCCACATTCCCTTTGTAATGTCATACACATAAGTACAGTAATTACTAAATTCATCTCTCATGCAGACATAATATTTATCACGGTATCCTCCGGCAACTGCATCATAGTACATCTCTGTTCCAAGATTTCCAGATATCTTACTTGGCATACTTCCGTTATATGCGCATATACCATCCCGGCTTTTATAATATAAAACCTCATTTAATACAATCAGGCTCTTTTCCGAACCCAACTGAACGCCACGCATAGGTTTCCATGAAAGTTCATAATTACTCGGTTTATCACCAAATAATCTGTGCATGCCACCCTCTTTAAAAAAAAGTACACTACCGGAATAAGATATTGCACCGGTAAAATCCCCTTCCGAACCCACCGTTGCTGCGTAGCTGTCAGAGGACAGGCCCATATAACATCTCCAGTTCTTTGGGTCTCCTAGCTTGCAAGCATATATTTCATGATTTGTAGAAGAACACCCCCACAACCGGTTATCCATCTCAGTTACAAAATCCATATCCGGGACTGTCCTTGAGATGGTTATATTCTCACTGTTCGTAAATACTTTATTAATCAGACCCATCACAATTACATAATCATCTCCACAACCATACAGAATATTGGATGTGTTAAAATCATAATTGTTATAAATCTCTGCCCTTTTATCTACTCCACTGAATGTAGCAGCATCATATACTTTAAAACCTTTCCCGATACCTGGTGACTGTATCTTTACATAGGTTGTTCCTACGGATACCCATGCTGCAGAATTTTCACTCCATATTTTCATTACAACTGTATTTTCAGAAGTATCTATCCAGTATTCATATTGCGTTTTATCCGGTTCTGTATCACCGGTATATGTTTTCTTTTCAGGAAATACCGTTCCGTCCATTTTGCAAAGCGTAAAGGATGGCTTTGTTGTGGTGGTTACCTTATTTTCCATATCGGTTAATGTTTGGTCATATACGTTGTACATAACCTTATCCGGGAAGACACACAAATATGCTCCCATTCTTACAAATGTTCTTTCCTTATCCTTGCATGATTCCTTTAAATCACACGCTTCTGACTGGTTATAGTACAGCTTATTCTCTGTTACCCACACCAGCTTATCCGTGCCATACAGGCCTTTACAGTCTGTAAGGTCCCGCAATTTTCCTCTCGGTATTCTCGGAGACAGTATCGGATAATAATCCACCGTCATATTTTTCATATCCGAGAATTCCCCGTCTTGTATTCTTCCATTGGCATTGTAGCCGCCAAATGCACTCAGTACCTTGGTTTCCGACCTTGTACTTTGAAGTTTAGGTAATCTCATATGTCACCTCTCTAATACATTGTTGCCCTTAAAGAGCTTTTATGTGTCCGGTACCAGTAATTAGCAAAATCCTGGTATTTCTGATTAAACATAGCTGCTGAATTTGCGTATCTGTCCATTTCATTGTTATAATAATCAATCTGGCTCATAAGCCACTGGACATATAAATTGTCATATGGGGCAGGCACAAGAAGTTCTTTATCCATATCAGCTTCTGTATAAGGCTCTACCACTACATCCTCTTCACGTTCTCTTACGTTCAGGATTTCAATAGCAATTCTTTTATCCAATTCAGTGAGCCAATCTAACTTTTCGTTATCCTCATAAGTATTTGGTTCCAGATCATCCACCTTTGTTATTGCTTCATTTACCTTCATACATGTCTCTCCTTCTAAAAAAGAGGCACAACAACGCTGTGCCTCTCCTCGTTTTAATGGAATCTCTTATTAGTTTAAAGCCTTTCCTTTTGCAATAAGTTCCTGCTGTCTTCTCATTGCAAGCTGATCCATTTCTGTACTGTTTTTCAGAACTTCAAAGATTGGTTTCGGAATGGTTACCTCTTCCCCTCTTTTAATTCTGTAATTATGTCCATTTAAAGATACGAAAATGTCTCCTTTTTCACCATCCAACGGTGCCATAAACTTAACATTTTCTTTCCATGGATCCACTTCTTCTACTGTTTCTGCCGCATCCATTACCTGAGTTTCTTCTGCTACTTTCGTTTCTTNNNACTACTTTTGTTCCTTCTGTTTTTGCTCCCATACAGTTGCCTCCTAGTTTGCTTCTACGCTTCCGCTGAATTTTGATGTTGATTCAATACGAATCATATACTGCTCTACCAGACGTTCTGCTGTCTTAATTGTTTTCCATCCTACCGTGGAGCGCTGGTTTAATGGGTCCTCTCCTGCACCTGCCGGCTTGATAATCATCTGTAATGCTCCGCCATCAATACCGGTTTTGGCATACGCATGTGCTCCAAGTACTAATGTACCAAATACTGCAGTATCTGCCGGGCATCCTGTGCCTTTCCAAATTTTTGCGTTTGAAGTAGATACAAAACGTACATTTCCAATCTTTCCAATTTCTCCTTCAAAGATTGCTTCTGGTGCTGCATATTTATGTACGTCAATCCATTCCTCGCTGCGCATAAGGTCATATGCTGCGTATGGATGAATAATGGCTACATAAGATTTCTGAATTTTTGGAGCATTCATTGCTTCAAGCATAGCTGCTGCACGGAAGAAGATTTCCGGCGTCAGTGTGTCTGCTGCTGTTAACTGGGCTCTTGTTGCTCTGTCTCCAACAATTAATACGTTTGTGCCACCGGCCATAACGTCTCTTGTAACATTGTCCAATGTCAAGCCTGCCTGAGCACCTAATACTTTTGAAGCCTGCACAACATTGTTATCAATGGCTGTAAGGTCCAGTACGTCAGAGATTGTGATGTAATCTCCGTACTGTTTTACCGTACTTGTAACTGTACTTACGCTTAAGCTATTTCCATCCGGTGTCACACCTTCTGTAAGTGGTGTATTCGCCGGTTTCAAAGAGTCATACTTTCTGAACTCAATCTGTTTACCACCGTTTTTAGGAATCGGATAATCATCTCCAAACTGGTCATGCACCAATTCTGGGGATGCTTCTTCAATCAATTCCTTTTCGTAAAATGTTTTATTTTCTGCCGACAAACTGGATGTACCAGTTGTCTGTGTATTTGGGTCTGCAAAAAACTGCAAGATATTTCTGATTTTCATATATATTCCTTTCCGAATCACGAGAAAGAAACACGTTCTCCCTTGAGTACTTTCTTCTCGTATTCCCTCATCTGTTCAGGTGTCAATTTTCTAACATCTACTTTCACTGTTCCTTGTGAACCGGAAGATGCTGCACCTTCAATTGGTCTTCCACTCTTTGAATTGATGCTTTTTACTACATTGTTTTTTGCTGTTTCTGCCGCCTGTGCCATTCCATATGTCATAATCTCATCATGGTGTGTGGCCATGTAAGCAGCTTCAATGCTTCCACCAACTTTAAGAATTGCCGTGAAGTCTGGATTTGCAAGTTCCTCATTAAGGTTAAAGTCCATGTTATACTTCTGTCTTAATGCATCCGCCTGCTGTGTCCACTGTGCATAAATCTGCTCGCCTTCTTTTTTCTTCTCCAACTGTTCCATTGCTTCTGTCAGTTTCTTGTTTTCCAACTTTACCCGGTTTACTTCCCGAAGCTGGTCTACGGACATTCCATGTCTTGCTGCTTCATCTTCCAGAAGTGCATTGTCCTGCTGTACTGCTCTTACGAGTCCTTCTACATCATCCGCTTCAAGACCATAACGCATAGCAAGCTCTCCCATGATTGGAGTCAGTGCATCATACTGTTTCTGCAAATTACTGATTGTTTCATTCGATTTTTTCAATCTGTCCTTAACGATTCCTTCTGTACGCTTTCGATATGCGTCTCTGTAATCGCCCTTAATCAGTTCCTCGAAGGCTTTTTCTGTGTCTTCCGGTGTTGTCGCATCCTGCGACGTTCCAGCGTCGTCCTGGTTACCTGTTCGACCGTCTGTGGCTCCGGCGTTGAGCCCTTCCGCCTGTCCTGCTGTTCCTTCTGCTCCAGTTGAAGCTGCGCCTGCTCCACCTTCCGCAAAAAACTGCAAGTTAAAATATTTTTTTCTCATACTTTCGTCCTTTCCGAAGTGCCATGTTTTTCTTAAACCACTTGTACTATATCAATTCAAAAAATTTATTTCTCCCCAATTTCGTCTAAAAATAAAATATTTTTTGGAAAATTTTTTTCAATGATTTTATAGCCATTCAATATCGTTTCCAGCACTACTTCCGTCTCTCTACTCCAATCCGTTATTTCCACGTTGCATCTCCCGGATTCTCCCATTTCCAAGACTGTAATCTTTACTTTTCCTTCTGCCTGCTGCTTTTGTAATTCCTCAAGAAGCGTAAATAAAAGGATACTGCATGCCGAGCACACAATATCCTTTCCTGCTTCTGCATAGTCAGCATGGCCTTCCATTTTTATTTCCAGCAGATTTTCTTCTTCTCTCACTCTGACTTTAAGCATATCTTTCTCCTATACTGACGTAGAATTTCTAGTCGCATGTGCCGCCTGACTTGTTAATGAGCCATTGCTGTTTCGATTCAGTACGGACTGACTCTGTGCCATAGGTTCTTCTGCCTGCTGCATTGCAAGCTGTGCATTTCCCGCTATTCTTTCTGCATAATTCGTTGTTCCGCCACTCGACATATCTACTGCCTGTGCCAGCGCAAGAGCCTGCTGCTGCATCTGTAAGTACAGGTTGTAATATGTCTGGGATTTATTTAATCTCTGCTTCACCTCGTCTTTTCCGTCAAAGTCCATCATATCCAGACATCCGATAGTCATTTCTGCATTCTGCGGATTAAAAAATCCAAGGTTATAGAATTGTAATGCAAGCTGATTCTGTGTCTCCCTGGTGTATGCGCTCTGCTTTGCTGGTACAACCTTAACATCGAAAATAGGTACTCTTTCTGACTGTTCCTGTCCAAATCCGGTATCCATTGTCTGTCCTTTTAATGTGCTATTGTCAAACGTCACATAGTCTGTCTGTCCGGTTTCTCCGGTAATTCTGAATTCCCTTGGCTCATCGTAAAACTGTCTGATAAGCTCAATCACCAGATAACATATCTTAGTAAATGCTCTATAATCTGCTCTGTTTGCATCCCTAGACAATTTGCCGGACGCTTCCTGGAGACTGGCAATTCCGCTCGCTGAAGTAACATTAGAGGTCTGTCCCTGTGCTGCCGCTGTATTTCCCGACGTATCCTTCAATTCTTCAATTTTATTATTCAAAATGGTTTCATAAATGCCAGCCATCGGTGTCGATGTGATCTGTCGAAAAGCATCCTCTCCCAAGTTTCCGCTAAAGTGCACAAGTGACTTTGAAAAATCGCAAAAATCATTTTCATTCAGCCCCACATCGTCTCTGACCGCCCATCTTGGCTTTGCCAGTGACAATCCATTTTCAAGAATACCCTGCTGCATCTTATCTATGTATGCCTGTGTATCTTTCATGACATCCACATATCCAAATCCGCAGACACTGCTCTCGATTGGAAACAATACATCAAACACAAATGGATATAGTCCATGATCATACAGCCCTGTATATTTTAATTCCTCGTCATTTTCTGTCGCATAGAGCACTTTCCCATTGCAGAATTTGCAATAATGCAGCACGTTCTTTCTTTTAATCAATCCATTATTGTCTTCAAGTACAATCGTTTTTTTATAATACCAGTCTACAACCGCAACCTTCTCTGTATTATCTTCCGCATCCGTCTTTATGTACTGTGTAAGACTGATATCACTACCTGCCATTATCTCCTTATCTGGATAAGCAGCCTTTATGTCCTCTACGTCTTCCATGGATACATAGAATACATTCTTCGACCTCTGAATATCTTTTACTCCTGGTTCCCAGAAGAGATTCATAATATCTACATTTTTTATTGATATGTCTCCTAATCCATTGTCTTTTGAACCATCCCAGAATACGCCTGTTACACAAGTTCCATTTTTTAATTTATACCATCCGCAATCTGAATACGTCTCTTCAAATTCATTTCGTTCCAGTATAACCGGTATGATTTCTGATAAAGCCTTGGCTGCTCTTTCATCATTCTTTTCTCGTGGAAGCACATTTGCTTCTGGAAAATTGTCCATGATGTCAGCATGCTTATTGGCAAGTGCGTTGAAAAGCCATGCCGATCGTGGTTCTATCCTTTTCTCTGCTTCCTCTTCCTGTTCTTTTCTCGCATAATCCCAATGCCTTAATCTCCACCATTCCTCATTTTCCACAATTGTATTTTCGAGGTTCTTTTTTCCAGCATGATATTTCCTCAATACTTCTGCTGCTTCTTTCACATCGTCGTCCGTGATCACATCTACCGTCCGCTCTTCCGGTATCTCTTTTTCTTCTGATTCCGTCTGAATTAATGTGTCCTGCTGTTCTTTTTCCTGTTGCACCGGTGCAACTTCTGTTATTTTTCCTTTTTTATAAGCCATCTCTCATCCTCCTAAATATTTAATATCTGTACTCCTTGGCTTCTTTTTTGCCCTTTGAACATATCTAGTGGGTCGAATGCCGGTTTTTTTTGTAATACATTTCCTCTTGGAGCAATCGGATGCTCCATGAGCACATATCTGCATTCATCATAGATGTGGTCTTCTTCTGTTGTGTCAATATCTTCCGGAATTGTCTCGCTATATGTAAGGTTTGGGATTGTTCTGATGAAGTTTCTGCATGTGTTAAAAATTTGAAACATACAATCTCCCATTTCATCGAAGGCAAACCTATAGTGATACTGCATCTTTCCCGGCAGTCTGACATGGTCTCCGCCATGGAAGTATACAAAATTAGGGCTTCTCTCCATCATTCTGGCAACAGATTCTCCTCTTGACTCATCAAATATAGCCGGATCCGCTACACCTATGATTCTCTTACCTTTCAGCAATGGATTGTTTTCTTCGACTTCTCGAATCTTTCTTGCCTGTTCTACCGGATGCTCTTTTAATCCCTGATTAGCAATTCCATTCCAACCGTACAGCTCTGCTATCCGGTATATCTTTCCCTTTGTGTCTACTGCATACCATCCTACTGAATACGGCTTTGCATATCCGAAGTCGAACCCCCGGTATATCTTCCAGTGGTCCGGTATTTGAAATGGCTCAATCACATGCGTCCACATTCTGTCTTTATAATGATTTGGGTCATCTCTGAATTCTGTGAAAACCTGTCCGCTAAAGCTGTCCCATGAGCCATACATCAAGGCATTCCTCTCTGCCTCTGGCAATGCCGCCAGGTTTGCTAAATAATCCGGGTCATTCTCTAACAGTTTTTTATTATCAAATACAGTGGCCGGTATGTATATCCTGTCTCGTGAAAGCTGTATCTTCTCACCCTGCGGATTAAGCACGCTGTACCTTTCCACAATCCTTGTATTTGGCGGTGCAGGCGTTACAAATCTCTGCTTAACCCATGCCATCCCTTTTCCATCCGGATTCGCTGTCGCTCTCATGTATACCCTTGTACCAGGACCCATTGGTCTGTTACGAGACATCATATACTGGTACTGCGTCAGTGAAAAATGTGTTAATTCATCAAATCCGATAAAATCGTATGCTTTTCCTTGGTAGTTGAAGCGGTCAGCGTCTCTTTGCATGTATCCGAAAAATATCTTTGCGCCGGACTCAAACAGCCAGCGCTTTTTATTTTCATTAAATTTGGGGCGCTGCCCCTTCAAATTGCCGTACAAGTCATAGGATCGTGTAATTAATCCTTCAAGCTGCGGTACTGTGTCTCGGAATATGATTCCTCTATAATTTGGTATATTTATCTGTCTTAACGCTTCCGCTAACATGGAATCTGACTTTCCACCGCCTGCTGCTCCTCCAAATAAGACCTCATACTCCGGTCTTTCCATGAATATCTTCTGCTTCAGCTGTGGCATCCACGAAGCACTCATCTTCATCCACCTCCTTTACTGGTGGCAGGAATACTACTCCTTCATTGTCCTCTCCATCGTCTTCACCTTTAAAGCCATGCTTGTCCAACCAGTCAATTGCTTTCTGCGAATCTTTCAGTTCGATAGCAACTCCATGCGCTGTATTCTTTATGGCCTTTACTGTCTGCCAGTCTATTAGATCCGGATTTTTAATGCTCATTCCATATGCCGATATATTTACAACATCTGATAAGTCAGCAAATGCAATCCTTGATTGCAGTTCCGCAACATCCTCTTCTTTTGGAAGCATCCTTTCCATCTTGTCCCGCCGGATTTCTTCCAAACGTTCTTTGATTTTAGGATTTTTTAGCTTATTATGCGCCGAAACGGCCGCCGACTGATAAGAGCAGTGATAAACACGCATATAGCTTCTTACTGCATTGAAAGATTTTGCATAATACTGGCAAAAAAGCTCATCTCTATCTATTGCATCATCATCTTCAGGCGATTCTTTTTCTTCTTCTGTATATGCATTCTTTTTTTGTGTGCACACTTTTTTTCGCTTTTTGTGTGCACACTTTTTTCCACCGCCTCTTTCCCATCCGTATCGTTGCTTCCAGGACTTGACCGTATTCAGGCTGATTCCATATTTTCCCGCTATTTCTTTATATTTCATGCCAAGCATGTAATCATTTTCTGCTTCTTCATGTACTTCTCCCATACGGTCCTCCCTTCTCCATTTCTGCCTGTATTTTATAAAGAGATGCATCCTTTTTCTCCCCGAAACTGTCTCCTTTTTTATTTTTTGTGCATTTTGCAAGTAACCGGAGAACTGCTCCCTCTCATGATGGAAGATTTTAAGTAAAAAAATATGAGCATCAGCATACTTTACAGATGTGCTGACGCTCATATTTTTTCATTGCTTTATAATACGTCTATGGCATAACGATTTTCACCCTTGCATCCACAATAAATCCATTATGTATAGGGCTATAGTCTTTTTCAAACTGGATTGCGCCATTTTCTTTGAGTTTTTCGCAGATTTCACGCGCCAGCATATTCTTTGCAATTTCTACCATCCGATTTTCTCCCATTTCAATTACGTCCTGTAGTAGAATTACTTCCCGAGCTGCTAATGTTTTAATCTCTTTTCTGTCATATTCCATTGCCTTGAAGCTTAATTCATTGTTTAATCTTCTGTTTTCTCTCAAGGCAGCGTTATACTCTGCTTTCAGGCGTTTCCTTTTTAGACGTATCTCTTTCCGTTGCTTTTTCACGTTTTTCCTCCTG